TATTGACAAAAAAATTCAGGAGATTGTTAAAGAAATTATTGCCAAAGAGTTTGAAGAATCTACTCGAATTAATAAAGTAGATGATTCCAAGGCTCAAGTTTCGATAGCCACTTAAGCGCTATCAAAAATCACTTTTTTTCCTAAGGATACCTTGCGCTGTATTAAAATTTAGCATATAAATAAAACACTATACAAATTTAAACAACCTTAAATGTAGACGCGTATAGTCGACATACCCCTAGGGACTACATTTGAGATATTCTAGGAGGAATATTATGGCAAACACAACATTTTCGGGACCAGTAAGATCATTAAATGGTTTTATTAGTTTCGGACCTAAAGCAGTTGTTAGCTTAACCGCTGACACAACTTTAACAGTAGCTACTCATGCAGGTAGAATTATCACTTGTAATGATGCAGATGGTAAATTTACTTTACCTACTATTACAGCGGGTAGTTCATCAGCGATAGCTGGAGCAAATGACTACAACGTAGCAAGTAATCTTGGATGTACTTACACATTCTGGGTAGAAACTGCAGCAACAGACATGGATATATTAACTGATGGAACTGATAAGTTTTACGGTGCTGTGTATACAGGTATTGATGATAGTGCTGGTGGAAAAACATTCATTTCTGATTCATCAAGTAATGATGTAATTACTATGAATGGTTCAACTAAAGGTGGATTAGCTGGAAGTTGGGTACAGATCACTGCAATAGCAGATAACGCTTATTATGTCACAGGACAATTATTAGGGTCAAGTACTCTGGTAACGCCTTTTGCTGACGCGTAATAGGTAAATAACTAAACTCGGAGCGCCTGGTAATGCAGGCGCTCTTTAAAAGGAGGAAAAAAAATGGCAGACACAGTATTAAATTCAACTGTATTTGATGGAACTAAAAAACTTATCACTCACTACAATGTAGTTTCTGATTCAACTGGAGGCACAACTAAAATAGTTGATGTTTCTGCACTACAATATTCTCGTGGTGGAACAGTAGGCTCAGCTTGTACTAAAGTTAGACTAGTTAAAGTTAATTTTAACGTTTCTATAACAGCACCAGTAGACGCTATTAGATTAGCATGGGATGCTGACACAGACGTAGTGTTTCAAACACTAGCGGGTGAAATGGCTTTTGATTACACAACTTTCGGTGGATTAAAAAACACTGAAGCAACTGGATACACTGGAGATGTTAACTTAACATTACCAGCTTGTTCAAATGGAGACACCGGCACAGTAGTTTGTGAATGGATTAAAGTTTACGACTAGGAGGTTAGATGGCTAACACTACTTCTGGTACTGCTACATTCGGTAAAACTTTTTCTATCGATGAAATAATAGAAGAAGCTCACGAACGTATTGGCTTACAAAATGTAGCTGGGTATCAACTTAAAACAGCTAAACGAACTTTAAATATTTTATTTCAAGAATGGGGTAATAGAGGTATTCACTATTGGGAAATAGGAGAACTTGACTTAGATTTAGTAGAAGGACAAGCTGAATATAAATTTTATAGATCCAGTGATGATGGCACGAGTGCCACTTCAACACCTTCTGGTATTTATGGAATGTCAGATGTTCTTGAAGGACAATTAAGGTCTAATAGAACCGCAACAACTCAATCAGATAGTCCAATGACAAAAGTAGATAGATCTACTTATGCAGGTTTTTCAAACAAGCTTTCTAAAGGGACACCAGCTCAATATTGGGTTCAAAGATTTATTGATTATGTAAGTGTCAGTGTTTATCCAACACCAGATTCTACAAATGCGTCTAAAGATATGCATATCTATTATATAAAAAAAATTCAAGATGTTGGAGATTACACAAATGCGAGCGATGTTCCATTTAGATTTTTACCTTGTATGGTAGCAGGATTAGCTTTTTATTTAGCACAAAAATATAAACCAGAATTAGTTCAAGCTATGAAATTATATTATGAAGATGAATTAGCAAGAGCATTAGCAGAGGATGGGTCAGCTTCAAGTACACATATTACACCTAAAGCTTATTACCCAGGTACATAATGGCAAAATATGCAACAGGTAAACACGCATTAGCAATTTCTGATAGATCGGGATTGCAATTTCCTTACAAAGAAATGGTGAGAGAATGGAATGGTGCATTTGTTCACTACACAGAATACGAACCTAAACAACCACAGCTGGAACCAAAACCAATTTCTGGTGATGGCATTGCATTAAGACATGTGAGAACTGATCGAACAGAGCCAGAAGTAACTGTAAGAATAATTGAGGACGGTTTTGAAACTTATGCATCAGGATCTAGAATTCTAAATGTTACTTCTCCTGGACACGGATTAACTAATGGGACTACCTATAGATTTAGAGGTGCCCCAACTACTTCACCAGGAACAGGAACTGCATATAATCCAGTAACAGGGGTTAATGGTACATCTGTTTTTGCATATTCTGATCCGCAACCTTTTGATGGAATTACTGGATCAAAAATTGCAAAAGCTGCAGGTTATGCAATTACAACAGGATTGTATGTTTCAGGAGCAAGAGTAAGCTCAGATTACGCAGTTCAAAATTTTTTTTATTTTACAGTTGATACAGATACTGCTACAAATGGAGGAGTTAAAGGAGGCGGGTATGGTTGTTCAGTAGGACCCGTAACAATAGAAGCATGATTAAATTTTTAAAAAAATGGATTTGTAAAATTTTTCACATTAAACAATGTGCGTGTCCAGAAGAAATGGATGAACACGCTGAATATTATTTAAAAACACCGGAGCCAGAAATTCCAGTGCATGTAGAAAAACCAGAACACTGTGTTATTCACAGTAGATTTAGAAAAAGCTGTCCGCTTTGTCAGGAGATAGTTAAATAATGGCTGGATTAAGTTACAGTGATTTAGTTACAAATATTAGAAATTACACAGAAACTGATGATAATGTTCTAACTACAGCTGTTTTAGAAAATATTATATTAAATGCTCAATACAGGATTTTTAGAGATGTTCCAATTGACGCTGAAAGACAACAACAATTAGGAAATTTAGTAGCTGGTCAAGAATCTATAAATACACCTGCAGGATGTTTATTTATTAGAGGTATACAAGTTTATGACACTGCAGGATCTGAAACCACTGGAGCTAATAGGTGGTTAGAGAAAAAAGATTACACATATTTACAAGAATACCAAGATGTAACTGGAACATCAGCTGCACAAGGACAACCAAAATATTATGCTATGTATGGAGGAGCTACAGGAAATGCTGCGACTACATCTGGTAGAATAGCTTTTGCTCCGGTTCCTAATACAACTTACAGATTTAGAGTTCATTATAATAAAATGCCAACTACTTTAGCTTCAGATAATACGACTAATTATATTAGTATGAATTTTCCAAATGGTCTGTTATATTGTTGTCTAGCAGAAGCTTATGGTTTTTTAAAAGGCCCAGCTGATATGCTGCAATTATACGAACAAAAATATCAACAAGAAGTACAAAAATTTGGAGGAGAACAACTAGGTAGAAGACGAAGAGATGACTATACAGATGGAACAGTTAGAATACCAGTCAACTCACCAGCACCTTAAGGAATAAATTATGGCATCAAGTTATACAGATATTGGAACAGAGTTAATGGCAACTGGCGAAAACGCCGGAACTTGGGGAACAAAAACTAATACCAATATACAAATTTTAGAAGAAGCAATTAATGGTTACGTGTCACAAGCTTTAACAAGTAGTGGTACAGTAGCTTTAACTTATACAGATGGTTCAACAGGAGACGTAGCTCGTCACGCAGTTATAGCATTAACAGGAACAATCACTGGTAATGCAGTAGTTACAGTTCCAGCTAATGAAAAAGTTTGGATTATAGATAACCAAAGTTCAGGTGCATATACTGTTACAGTAAAAGTATCTGGCCAGACTGGAGTTACTTGGGGAACATCTGATAAAGGAACAAAAATTTTATATGCTAACGGTACAGATGTTGTGGATACAAACATAGGTGGCGGAGTTGGAGCACAAGATTTAAATGGAGAAGAATTTATTTTAGATGCTGATGCAGATACAAGTATTACAGCAGACACAGATGATCAAATAGACATTAAAATTGCAGGAGCAGATGATTTTCAATTTACAGCAAATACTTTTACAGCGCAATCCGGCAGCACGATTGCTGCACAGGCATTAACTGCTACAACAATTACAGCTAGTGGCATTGTAAAAACAGACGATACTACTGAAGCAACTTCTACAACAGATGGTTCACTACAGACGGACGGTGGATTATCTGTAGCAAAAGATGCTGTTATAGGTGATGATCTTAAATTATTAAGTGACTCTGCCGTATTAAGTTTTGGTGCAGACTCAGATACTACTTTAACTCACACAGATGGCACAGGATTAACCTTAAACAGTTCTAATAAATTAACTTTTAGAGACTCAGGTTTAACAATAGGATCAAATGCAGATGGAGATTTAGATATTGTATCAGATGGTACAGCAGTTGACTCTATTAATTTAGAATCAGCAGGTGGTATTACTCTTGATGCTGGTACTGCAGGTAGTGGTATTATCTATGAAGATGATGGCACTGAAATGGCTCGTATTCATAATTCATCAAGCAATGTTATATTAGAGACAAAAGTTTCTGATGCAGATTTTTCAATTAAAGGTAATGATGGTGGTTCAACTATCACTCCTTTAACTTTTGATATGTCT